AACGGGCAGGTATTGGCATTAATGCTGGCAGAATTCGTGGAATCAATTCGAGGATTCGTGGTGGGGAAATTCAACACACTGGTGTTATTCCTTTTCTCAAAAAGTTCGAAGCCACAGTAAGATGTTGTACACAGAATGGTGTTCGTGGCGGTTCTGCAACAGTTCACTTTCCAATCTGGCACCAAGAGATAGAAGATATAATGGTGCTAAAGAACAACAAAGGCACAGAAGATAATCGAGTAAGAAAGTTAGACTACTCAATACAAATATCAAAACTATTCTACGAGAGATTTATCAAAGATGAAGATATAACTTTGTTCTCACCACATGAAGTGCCTGGTCTATATGAGGCATTTGGTATGCCTGAGTTTGATGAGATGTATGAAATGTATGAAAGAAAAACATCTATCAGTAAAAAGAAGATAAGGGCTCAAGAACTATTCATGGACTTGTTAAAAGAAAGAGCAGAAACTGGTCGTATCTATATTATGAATATTGACCATTGTAATACTCACTCATCTTTTAAAGACAAAGTTTACATGTCAAATCTATGCCAAGAGATTACACTACCGACAACACCTGTACAACACATTGATGATGAGAATGGTGAGATTGCATTGTGTATTCTTTCTGCTGTCAATCTAGGTTTGATTAGAGATAAAGAGGACTTAGAAGAACTATGTGATTTGTCAGTCAGAGCATTAGATGAAATCATTGACTACCAAGAGTACCCGATTCTGGCTGCAAAACAATCTGCACAGTCTAGGCGTTCATTAGGTATTGGTTATATTGGTCTTGCACATTACCTTGCAAAGAATCATGTTGCATATGGCGACAAAGAGGCACTTGAGCTAGTAGACGAAACAACAGAGGCGTTTCAATATTATCTATTGAAGGCATCAAATCAACTTGCAATAGAGAAAGGGCAATGTGAATATTTTGAAAAGACTAAATACTCAGACGGAATACTACCAATCGATACATACAAGAAAGACATTGACAAGATAGTCAAAAGAAAGTTAAGTTACGATTGGAAACAATTACGAAAAGACATACAAGAGCACGGACTACGACATAGTACTCTTTCAGCACAAATGCCGTCAGAATCAAGTTCTGTTGTGTCTAATGCGACAAATGGGATAGAACCCCCAAGAGATTATCTTTCTGTGAAGAAAAGTAAAAAGGGCACACTTAAGCAGATTGTTCCTGATTACTACAGACTAAAGAATTTCTACACACTACTATGGGATATGCCTAGTAATGAGGGCTATATCAATGTCGTTGCAACTATGCAGAAGTATTTTGACCAGGCAATAAGTGGTAACTGGAGTTATAATCCACAGAACTACAAAGATGGCGAAGTACCTATATCTGTAATGGCAAATGATTTATTGACAACATACAAACTGGGCTGGAAAACATCATATTATCAGAATACATATGATGCAAAGACAGACTTAGACGAACCTGCACACCCAGTTGGTTGGCATGACAATCAACAAGAAATGAAATCCAGAGATGAGTTTGAATCTCAGGAAGATTATGATGACTACTGTGAAGCGTGTATGATATAATGCCAAAAAAAGGACCAATACAATTTCACAATTTACAAACAGGCGACCAGATGGTCTATTTTGACTGGATGAACGCCTTGATTGAAGATGGGCAAATCGACCCAAATATTGATAATAACGATTACATAGATAAGATGGAAAGGATGCATAAGTGTGATGTCAATCAGACTGAACCAATATGGCCTTTCTTTGACGGAAACAATTATTTTGACCCAAACGAAGAGGAGAATATATAATGGGGAAGAGAAGCATACCAGGAATAATAACTAAGAAAGGACAACCAAAAGTGAAAAAGAATATGAGTCATAGTACATTTACAGCAAAGCGTCACCCAAACAGTAAGAGGGTGAGAAATGCTTAAAACACTATTCGGTCAAAAATACACACAGAAATTTATAGACAGAGTTGCGTGGCGTAAGGCACAATATTACGAGAATCGTAGACTCAAAACTATACGAGAGAACGCCACAAAGATGGCATTCAACTGGTCGCACGAATACCCTACTGGTACTCCCATTGAATATATCAGAGATGACATTATCGAAATGTGGGAAAGAGCTGATAAGGTCGGTATCTTTTCAAACATAGATGCAGAGCAAAAAATACCTGTTGAGAAGTCAATAACTAGAATGGATATCATTGGCCAAAACGGCAATGATGGTTTACACTACACACAAGGACCAGGACCACTAGACGGCAAAAAGAATGACTAAAGTATTTAATACACAAGAAGTCGATTGGACTAAACAACCTATGTTCTTTGGTGAAGAGCCAAATACGCAGAGGTTTGACCAACAAAAGTACCCTATATTTGAGAAGTTGAATCAACAACAATTAGGTTTCTTTTGGCGTCCAGAAGAAGTGTCTTTACAAAAAGACAGAAATGATTTTAATTCATTAACAACAGAACAGAGGCATATTTTTACCGCTAATTTAAAATATCAGACACTATTAGATAGTGTACAGGGCAGAGGTCCATGTCTAGCGTTCTTGCCTTACTGTTCGTTACCTGAATTAGAATCAATGATTGTTGCATGGGATTTTATGGAAACAATTCATAGTAGGTCATACACCTATATTATGAAGAATGTCTATTCAAACCCTACGGCTGTGTTAGACACAATCGTACAGACACCTGAGATTATGGCAAGAGCAGAAACAGTAACCGAATCGTATGATAGGTTTATAGAGTATGCTCAAAAGTATCATACAACAGGTAAAGGCAACATGAGAGAGATGAAGAAACAACTATATCTAAATCTCATCAATGTAAACATACTCGAAGGGATTCGTTTCTATGTTTCATTTGCATGTTCGTTTGGTTTTGGTGAGTTAAAGTTAATGGAAGGAAGTGCAAAGATTATATCTCTTATTGCTAGAGATGAGAATGTACATCTTGCTGTTTCCCAAAACATTATAAATAACTACCGTAATAAAGAAAACGATACAGAGATGTTAGAAATCATGCAAGAGTGTGAACCACTAGTTTACAAGATGTATGATGAGGCTGTGCAACAAGAAAAAGATTGGGCAGATTATCTCTTTCAAGAAGGTTCAATGATTGGTCTAAACGCCACACTACTCAATCAGTATGTTGAGTTTATGGCAAACAGACGAATGAAAAGTATTGGACTTACACCACCATACGAACAAGGATTAAGAAACAACCCTCTGCCTTGGACAGAACATTGGTTAAATAGTCGAGGTCTACAGAACGCACCACAAGAAACAGAGATTGAAAGTTATGTTGTGGGCGGTATCAAACAAGATGTTGAAACAAACAGTTTTAAAGGATTTCAATTATGAGTAAAAAAGATGATGAAGGCAAATTAGAACTATCTCTAAGAATATTAGGGAATGAAATAATAGGTTTTAAAATGCTGGTAGATGATTTCAAAATGAAATGGATGTTATTAGGTTTAGTTGCGATTGGGGCTTTATCATGGATTATGGTAGAGTTTGGTCCTATTTTGATGGAGACATTTAGTGGCTAGAATCAAAACAGTATGTGCAAGTTGTTCTGCAACATTTGTTGTAGTGCATGACCTAGATGAAGATGACTACATAGAACAGTATTGTCCTTTTTGTGGCGAAGAGCATGAGCAAGTTGAAGAGGATGTATTACTAAATGAAGATTGGGATTGATTATAGTTTAAGTTCACCAGGCGTATGTGTCAACACAAGTGAAGGCGAATTTAAATACGAAGATTGTACATTTTACTTTCTAACAAACACAAAGAAGTATGATGCTACATTCAAAAATGGGCCTGTTAAATTCATTGGTTCACCACATCAACTTTACACAAGCGAACCACAGAGATACAGTCAGATTGCTGATTGGGTTGTTGACATTATCAAAACACACACAAAGGAATATCAAATCAAACACGAATACTTCTATTGGCCAGGCGATGCGCCTATTCAAATAGAAGATTACTCATATGGTTCCACAGGAAGAGTATTTCATATCGCAGAGAATCTAGGACTACTCAAATATAAACTCAAAATGGAGTGTGGTTGGGATTATACTCTACTACCACCATCAGTTATTAAGAAGTTTGCAACAGACAAAGGTAATGCAAATAAAGAGTTAATGCTTGACGCATTTGAAAAAGATACAGGCACAAATCTTGCAAAAGTATTCGACACGACATCAAAATCACCAGTTTCAGATGTGGCAGATGCGTACTTTATCTGCAAATACATAGCAGAATAAAGTCAAAGTTTCTGTTTTTCTAAATAGTAGCAGATACAACACCAAAAGTGCGTATCTAATCCGAAATTTGATTTGATATCTCAAGCTTCATTTAACTCAGGCGTGAAAAATGACAAAAATAAAATCATTCTATAGCAAACTTCTCACATTCTTACGAATCAAAGCAGACTCATCTCAAGGAAGCGATGATGATGATGATGTGTGGTTTAGAATACCGTTATAATTCACGCCAGAGTTTATCTTTTACGCAAAAAACATGGAATAATGCTTGACATTACTCCTCAACAAGTGTATAATATAGTAAAAACTACTTAAAAAACAATGTCAAAGATTGTAGCTATCTCATTATTAGTACTATGCATGTATATGTTGGTTACGCCAATAGAGAATCGTATACAATTTGACCCTATACAGGAGATAGAATGAAAAAATTAATTGCACTATTCACAATAGCGGTATCTACTGCGACTATGGCTTCAACCCCTATTGATAGAGGTGTTGTAACTGATACATATAAAACTGTTATCAAACAGATACCTTATAGAGTAGAAGTCTGCCAAGACAGAGTACAACCTGCAGGTGATGGAAGTGCAACTAATGAATTGGTTGGCGCCCTCTTTGGTGGTGCGATTGGTAATCAGTTCGGCAATGGTGATGGTAAAGATGCAATGACACTATTTGGCGCTCTCATGGGTGCTTCATTAGCACATGATGAAGAAGTCAAAAACGGTCAAGGTTCTCGTGTCGTTACTGTTTGTGATGTAGAAACAAGATATGAAGAAGAAGTGAGTGAAGTTTATAGTCATTCGACTGTAGTATTTTATGTTGATGGTAAACATTACTCATTGAAATTCAAAAAGTAAAGGAAACAAAATGAATGTTACAGTTTATAGCAAACCTGCCTGTCAGTTTTGTGATAAAGCAAAAGCGTTATTAACGCAACTTGGCCATGAATACACAGAGAAAGTTGTTACTAAAGATATTTCTTTAGAAGAACTCTTTGAAGAATTGGGCAAACCCGTAAGAACGATACCACAAATTGTGATTGACGAAACGCACATAGGTGGTTTCAATGAACTTCGTGAATATTTTATCGACAAGGGTAGAATTAATTTTAGAGGTGAACTTTTAGATATAAATGATTTTGAACTTTAATGAAAACCGTTTGGGAGTTTGTATCTAAAAAACCAAATAATCCTTTTGTGCCTAACCATAGATTTGTGCTTCTTTCAGGTCCTTGTTTTACCATAGATGAGTGTCGTGAAATTAAAGATTATCTCTTACAAAAAGAAACCGAACTATTAAAGAAACACACAAATCATATGGAGGGTGTCGGCGACGGCGATACAGGATTAGGAAATGATTCTATAACTTCAAGATTTCCATACTTTAGTGTTTTTGATTTTGAACACCCATTTGTTGAAAAAATTAAACAAGCTATACTAGAATATATGCAAGATATATGTGATATAACTAAAACAGACTGGCACAGTCATTTGTTTGCTCAATCATGGTTTAATGTGATGAGGCCAGGCGAAAAGATTAATTTTCATTCTCATGGTATGGACGAAGATATACTATATGGATTTCATATTACTATAGAAACAGAAAATACCGACACAATATATCATAATCCATTTGATACTAAAAAAACTATTGAAGTTTCAAATGATATTGGTACCATAACACTATTCCCAAATTTTATACCACATCAAACAACTAGATACAATGGGAATGATGTTAGAATAAGCATTGCAGGTGATATAGCCGATTCGTCATCTGTTTCTAAAAAAGACTACGGCATCTACAGAGAAATAGGAGTATTATGACTACAGAAGAAATGTTGAAGAAAGAAGCAATGAGATTGAAGATGGAAAAACTTCGTGCAAAACGAAAACCACCTAAGTTAGTGAATGTACATCAAACGGTGAAGGCATTGCCAGACGATAACGAACTCTCATATGCCAATGTAAAGAAGTGGATAAAAACACAAGAGGGTATTGTTAAGACTAACAGAATGACAGAACGCTCAAGAAACAACGACATATCACAAAAGGACAAAGACAAGGCAATGAGAACTAGAATTGGTGCTCAGTCTTACATTCGTTCTATCAAAAACTATATTCAAACAGGCGACTGGTCAAGTATGTACTATGGTGAGTTTGAAGATAAATTAATGGGTTGGGTTACAGTAGCATCAGGGAGTAAAAATGCCTAAAGGAAAAAAAGAGTTAGAGGTCGTACACACTTGTCCTCTCGGAAGCGAATGTGAAGAAATAAAAGATAATAAAATTCATAGATGTATGTGGTACACTGCTGTAAGAGGCACAAACCCAAACACAGGGGAAGAAGTAGATGAATGGTCATGTGCAATAAGTTGGCTACCAACTTTACAGATTGAAACTTCACAAACTCAAAGAGGAGTTAGTAGTGCGTTAGAGTCTTTTAGAAATGAGACCGTAAAAGGACAAAAAGAATTTAATCAGTTGATGAGTTCAGGACAGGCAATTGCTCTTGGATTAAAAGGTAAACCCCCAAAACAGATTGTTGTGATGGATGATGAATAGTGCAGATAATACAAACAAGCACACCAATTTTTATTTACACAGCGTTAAATCATAAAGAGCACAAAGATATATTATTAAATGGGATTGATTTATTTATAAAGAGTAAAGATGCCGAACTAAGAACAAACGATATTGGTAGTAATACTACTGTGTATTCAGATTGGAATTATTCAAGAGGTGATTATTTAGATTATTTTAATAAACATATATTACCACCGCAAATTGCAGAGGTAACAAAAAAGTTAAATTTAGATAATTGGGAAGTTCATAATGCATGGTTTCAACAATATATAGAATTTTCTGAACACTCATGGCACAATCATCCTAATTGTCATTACTCAAATGTTTATTATTTAGAATTGCCCGACACAGATTATGTTACAGAGCTACGAGATGTAAATAATAAACCTATTAAGCTAAATGCTAAAGAAGGAGATATTATTACATTTCCGTCATACTTAAAACATAGGTCAAAACCAAACGGAAATAAACGCAAAACTATTATTTCTTACAACTCAAGTTTTTCTTTAAACAATAATGTAGTCGAATGAAAGAATATATAATGCTTTTAAAAAATGCAGTTCCTACAGAACTATGTGATATTGTTTTAGAAGAATATGAAAATACTGAAGAATGGCAAGCAGCCTTAACATCAGGCTATACAAATAAAAAAACAAGAAATTGTGATACTATAGGAATATCTCAACCTTCGGTTATAAACAATAAATCAAGTAGGATTGAAATAGATAATAAATTATTTAATTGTGCCGGAAAATGTATTGAAAATTACAATAAAAAATTCAAACACGCAGATGTGCAAGAAGATACAGGTTATGAATTATTAAGATATAAAACAGGTGGATTTTATTCAGAACATACAGATAGTTTTTTGCAAGCACCAAGATTAGTTAGTTGTTCTTTTGCTTTAAATGACAATTATAAAGGCGGTGAGTTTGCTTTTTTTGATAAAGAAACAAAGTATAAATTAAGTAAGGGTGATGCTTTAATGTTTCCTTCTACATTTATGTACCCTCATGAAATTATGCCTGTAACAGAAGGTGTGAGGTATTCAATTATTACATGGTTTAGATGAATCAGTTTATATAAATAGTTAGTATATCATTTAAAAATACAACTATGCTAAACTTTAACGACTTTCTCGACAATCAAGAAGCAATCAACGAAGGCGTCTACGACAAGAATATATTCAAATGTTTTTTCTTGGCGGGTGGACCTGGTTCAGGCAAGTCATGGGTATCTGCAAGGACTCTCATGGGTCAAGGAATGAAAGTCATCAATAGTGATGATGGTTTTGAGAGATATGCTAAACAGGCAGGATTAGACTTAAAACAAATGGGCGACTTTACTGCTTCCCAAACAAAACAAAAAGATAAACTTAGAACAAGAGCAAAAAGAGGTACTGCATACATGCATCAACACGCCATTGATGGTCGTTTGGGGTTGATAATGGACTCTACTGCACGAGATACTGCAAGAATTGAATCAGAAGCACAATCAATGAGATATCTTGGTTATGATACTTACATGGTGTTTGTAAATACGACACTAGAAGTTGCACTTAAACGAAATGAGATGCGACCAAGAAGTGTGCCAGAACCAATCGTTATCAGCAGTCATGCACAGATACAAAAGAACATTCCTAAACTTCGTGCTATGTTTGGTTCTAAGAACTTTATTGAAGTAGATAATAGTGAAGAAAGAGAAGATGTTAATATCAAAGTCTACAAAGAGATTCAGAAGTTAGTCAGAACTAAACCAACATCACCACAAGCAAAAGCCTGGATTGCCAATGAATTAGCTAAAAAAAGACGCTAATAATAAATTATATTATGAATAAACAATTTTGTTTTTTAGTGAGCCTTCCAAGAGCAGGTAATACACTATTAGGTTCTTTACTAAATCAAAACCCTAACATATGTTTAACGCCAAACTCAATATTGATTGATGTTCTGTGGGAACTTCATCTATTAAAAGATAAAAAGGTTTTTAAAAACTTTCCTAATACTAGGTCATATGATAACATTGTAAAGAATGTTTTTAATAACTACTATGATGATTTTACGGCCTCTACAATTATTGATAGAGGTATGTGGGGAACTCCTTCGAACTTAGAACAAATTAAAATGAATGTTACTAAGGCTCCAAAATTTATTGTTTTATATAGACCAGTTAGAGAGTGCTTAGCTTCTTTTGTTAAGGCAAATGAGTCATTAAATATGCCAGAAGAACCTCTAATGGACTATTATTTACATGATGAGGGTATGATAGGTAGGTCTTTGTACTCTATGCAAAATCTTATCAGTCAACACGAAGATATATTATTTATAACATATAAGTCATTAGTAACAGAACCAAAACAAACAGTCAAAAAAATATGTAATTTTTTGGGGGAAAGGTATGTGTCTATTAGAACAAATAATCTTGACCAATTAACTATCAATGGTGTGACCTATGATGACTCTATTCTTGATGTTCCCTTACACGAAGTTCAGAGTAATATTGTAAATGAACAAATAGATGTAGAGAATTATCTAAGTTCACATGCTATACAAACAACAAACAATTTAGATAACATTGAAAAACTTTTAAGATTTCACTAATTATTTAGCTAAAAGTGCTTGACACGAGTCCAGTATTAGTGTATAATATAGTTATATTATGATGAAAAAAGGTGATAAATAATGGCAAAAGATATTAATGGCGTTCTCTACGCTTACGAGAACAAAGACGAACTTGCGTTTGGTACTTCACTTGACGAAAGTCCTAAACTAAACACAACTGGTCTAGTCTACAAGTTCCTTAAAAAGCGTGAACTTGATAAACGAGTGCATGATGGTTTACGAGAGCGAGAAATGAGTCGTGAAGAAGCCTTCGATATGGTTATGGGATAAATTATGATTATAGTTGATTTAAGTCAAATAATGATTTCTAACCTAATGATGCAAATCAATGGTAGAAATGCACCCGAACTAAGTGAAGATTTAGTCAGACATATGGTTCTGAACTCACTTCGTGGGCATAATAAAAAGTTTCGTGATAAGTATGGCGAAATGGTTCTTGCATGTGATAGTGGTAATGTATGGCGTAAGCAGATATTTCCAAACTACAAAGCAGGTCGCAAAGAATCACGAGATAAATCAGACCACGACTGGACTAAGATATTTGAGATTCTAACTACGATTAGACAAGAACTCAAAGAACATATGCCGTACAGGTATATTGAACTAGATACAGCAGAGGCTGATGATATTATTGCTGTTCTATGTAAACAATTTCATGACCAGAAGATACTGATACTATCTGGCGACAAAGATTTCATACAGTTACACAATAAGAATATTCAACAATACAGTCCTGTGTTGAATAAATTTATTGGCAAAGATGAGAATCCGAGTATATATATTAAAGAGCATATACTAAAAGGTGACCGAAGTGATGGTATACCTAATGTGCTTTCAGATGATAATGTTTTCATTGAAGGTAGACGACAAAGACCTTTAACTAAAAAGAAAATTGAATCATGGGTAAATGAAATGGTTATGACATTTACCGAAGAAGAACAAAAGAATTACGACAGAAATCGACAACTAATCGATTTAAGTCTAATACCGCCTGAACTACAGGCAAAAATATATAATGAGTACACAGAGGTTAAAGTAGCGCATAGAAGTAAAATTCTTAACTACTTTATTACAAGAAAACTTAAAACTTTAATTGAAGTCATTGACGAATTTTAGACTTCAAAAGAACTGTTAAGGAGAATAACATGATAATCAGAAGAAATCCTGATGGCTCTATCATAGAAGAGCAAGCAACACAACAATCCCACCCTGCATTAACAACTAGACGAGGCATGGCTGCAATGGCAGAATCAGGCCGAGCAGTTCCACCTTTGATGAGTGAAATTGCTACAAAAGTAAACAATGCAAAAGACAAACCTAGAAAGTTAAAAGTACTGCAAGAACATGACTCAGTACCTTTACGACAGGTTTTAAAGGGTGCGTTTGACCCAAACATAGAATGGTTATTACCAGATGGTGATGTACCATACACAGCGAATGATGCTCCTGTGGGAACAGAACATACTCTGTTATCACAAGAAGCAAAGCGTTTGTATCTATTCACAAAGGGCGGCGACAACACACTTACAGACACAAAAAGACAAACTCTGTTTATACAGATGTTAGAAGGTCTTAGTGCTGAAGAGGCAGAATTCTTAGTAGCTGTTGTAAACAAGAAGGTTAACAACAAATACAAGGGATTTACTGCTAACTTAGTGAAAGATGCGTTTAACTGGGATGATAACTTTATGAAAAAAGAGTAAAGTCCTTTTATCAAAACCCTCTGAAAGGAGGGTTTTTACATTATGATTGAAAATGAAGATGATTTGCCGTTACCACCAGATACCGTACCTTATCACAAAAGGCCTGTAACTGACGAAGAACTATGGAGATTTTTCTATGATTAGAAATAAATATGCCGTTTCAAGAATTAAAAAAAGAAACAGAAAAAAGAAGAACATTGAGATAAATGCTATACATATATTTACAGCATGCATTTTGGCAGTAGCACTTTTTGCTTTTACATCTGAAGCAAAGGTAGTTGAAAAACCCACTATCATCACAAAGACAAAACCTTTATTTATTTACTCACTTAATTCATGTATTGAACATCTATACAAAGATATGTCAATCGATAAACAAGTGCCAAACGAATTGATTGTAGCACAGGCAGTTGTTGAAACTGGATGGGGTAACAGTCGATTTGCCAACGAAGCCAACAATCTTTTTGGCATTAGAACTTTTGACAAAGACGACAACTACATGTTGCCAAGAACACTTACAAACTGGCCTGGTTGGGGCGTCAAAGTGTTTGCTAACAAATGTGATAGTGTAGAATACTATGTAAGAATCATTAACGAGGTGTGGGCCTATGAAGCGTTCAGAAATTTAAGGCAAAGACATCTTAATAACGGAACAGTACCAGATGGTATGGAGTTAGCAATGACGCTTGATTCATATGCAACAGACCCGAACTATATTCCTTTAGTTCGCTCAGTAATTAAAAACAACATAAGAGGAGTTTATGACCTGTAAGGGCTTGACTTTTTTATCAAAACATAGTATAATACTTGTATGAATAGTGAATACAGAATCCCACAAGGTGACGGTACAGTCAAAGTAATAAAGTGGGCAGACTATATAGAACATGGACTTGAAAAACCAGAACTGATATGGATAGAACAAGAACCATTAAAGATATTCCCAGATTGTATGCGACCTAAGGAGAGAGAAACAGAATGAATATATTTTACCTAGACAAAGACCCAAAAGTTTGTGCTGAGATGCACCTTGACAAACACAGCAGTAAAATGATGGTTGAGTATGCTCAACTTATGAGTACTGCACACAGAGTCCTTGACGGCAAAGAAGTTACTCGACTCAACAAGGCAGGCCGCACAATGAAAACATACTCTCACCCAAGACGAGACCACTTTCTATATAAGTCTTGTCATGTCAATCACCCGAGTAACATATGGCTAAGACAAAGTAAAGAGAACTACGAGTGGCTGTATGAGATGTGGTGTTGTTTACACAAAGAATTTCAGATTCGATATGGCAAAGACCATATGTCATTTGTCAAATTAAAAGGCATACTAAGAGAAGTGCCTGAAAATATTCCTAATGTACCATTTACACAACCGCTACAAGCAATGCCTGATGATGTGAAAAATACCGATAGTATTACTGCTTATCGAGATTACTATATAAAGTATAAGAAAAGTTTCGCAACATGGAAAACAACCACACCAAAGTGGTTTGCTGAAGCAGTATGTCCCTCCTAATAACAGAGGAATGTATTAATTGTGATGTCTGTGTACCAGAATGTCCTAATGATGCTATATACTTTGGTGAGAACTATCCGATGGGTCACCCAAAGTGGAGTGAGGTATATGTCATTGACGGAGATTTATGTACCGAGTGCGTTGGCCATTTTGATACACCACAATGTGTTGAAGTTTGTCCAGTAGATGTCTGTCTACCTGACCCCGATAGAGTTGAAACAGAAGAACAATTATTAGCTAAAATTAAAAAATAAAATGCCAACATACATATTCAGAAACAAAACTACAGGCGTTGAGTGGGAAAAAGATATGCGAATGTCTGAACTCGACACATACAAAAAAGAAAACAATGCTGAGATTATGATTAAGTCAGTTAATCTAGTTGGCGGTACTGGTGAAAATATTGATGCCA